TGATCTCGTGCGAAATACAACAGCAATAGAATTGTTAACTACAAAAATTGATGATATGCATGATGATATGAAAGAAGTATTTCATCGATTGAAAGAAGTAGAACTTGCTGTTGCAGAGATTAAACCAAGAAGATAGCCTCTTCCTTTATGACCAGCAGAAGAGGCTATAGCTCTAAGTGTGAGGAGTGAGCTACTATAAACGTAGCAATATAAAAAAAATTATGCTAAAAATTATTGAGCCAATCTTGTTTGCTTTTCTAAGAGGTAAAGCAATAAAAAAACTCGCACTTGATATAGTACGAGCTATGGTTAAAAAAACAGACAACACAGTAGATGATCGTCTTTGTGATGTTTTAGAAAAAGCTTTGTTTCCAGGCAGGTAATTACTTTTTACCGCCTTTCTTTTTTTTCTTTTTCTTACCCATTCCTGTTCCGTAATGTCCAGGCATAATTGTTGTTAATAACTATTTATATAGTAAGATAAAAAACCATACAAATCTACAGATGCATCGACTAAATTTTGTAAATTGTCCAAAATGCAATACTCTTTCAAGGCAAAAAGTAATTCAATCTGATAGAAACTCGGAGCATATAATTATCAGAAGAAGATTATGTTTTAAGTGTGAACACGTTTGGCATACAATACAATATCCAGAGCAGACAATAGAAGATAGAAAAGCACAGTATATACGCAATAACTAGACTTTTTGAGAAATTTGGTTATCGTTAGGGTGGAGGACACTCTAATGAAAATCGAAATGCCTTGGTCAGGGTGGTTTAACAAACAAGCAAAAAAAAGACGCAAAGTTGAGCCTTGGGTATTGGCAACCATTTCTCTCGAAGAAGAATTTCAAGTTGAGATGGTATTAAGAGAAGTATTTAATTATATAGATCCTGATGATATTCCTGATCTTATAAGTGCTTTCGCAATGGAAAATTTTAGATTAACTAAAATAATTAATCAAGCCGGGGATCATATTGATAAATTAGATGCTAAATTTTCTTCTCCCAAAAGTAAGCGCAATCCTTCGCCCAAACTCCCCCACTAGCTTTTCCTTCTGGCATCCCTAATCCGCATTCTGCTTTTATAACAAGATGATGAATGCAATCAATACATAAAGGATGATCTCTACTCATACACCTGGCATCAGCATATAAATATTCTGCTTCTATAAGAGCTGGTTCTAATTCAGTAGCACTTAATGGTAAATTAAGTTTTCCTTTTTTTGTTTTTATTTTTACTCGCCATTTATTTGGCTCTTCTTCATATAGAACCATGCGACCAGCATGGTATCTAAGAGAAGCCATTATTTATGCCAAATTTTATCCTCGTATCCA